ATGCTGGACTTCAGCAATACCAAGTATTTCAGGGAATTCCTGAACGAGATGATCGACGAATCGCTCGAGCACGAAAATTCCACACGGGCTCCGCGCGATTATCTCGGTGGCTCGCGCGTCGGTCACGCCTGCGAGCGCGCCCTGCAGTTCGAGTTTGCCCAGGCGCCGAAGGATGAGGGCGCCGATTTCTCCGGCCGCACGCTGCGCATCTTCGCCATCGGCCATGCGCTCGAGGACCTCGCCATTCGGTGGCTCCGCGCCGCGGGGATCGATCTCTACACCCGCAAGGGCAACGATCCTGATGGTCAGCAGTTCGGTTTCTCGGTGGCCGGCGGCCGCATCCGCGGTCATGCGGACGGCATCATTGCCGCTGCGCCAGAGGCGTTGAAGCTCGGCGTTCCCGCCCTGTGGGAATGCAAGACAATGAACGCGAAGAACTGGCGCGAAACGGTAAAGTCCGGTGTCGCCGTGGCCAAGCCCATCTACGCGGCACAGATCGCGCTGTATCAGGCCTACATGGATGCAGGCATTCCGGGGCTCGCCTCCAACCCCGCGCTGTTCACCGCCATCAACAAGGACACCGCCGAACTGCATCACGAGCTGGTGCCGTTCAACGCTGAGCTAGCCCAGCGCATGAGCGACAGGGCGGTGAGGATCCTCCGCGCCACTGATGCGGGTGAGCTTCTGCCGCGTGTGGCGCGGGAGCGTGACCATTTCGAGTGCCGCATGTGCGCTTACGCCAACCGCTGCTGGAGCCTCGCCCAATGACCGACCATACCGATGATACGACCGGCACGGGTGAAGGCCAGCAGCCGGAGCAGAAGCCCACCGGCGAAGTGATCCACTTCAACCCGTGGCGCGACTTCAATGATGCCCCGCTTCAGGAAGACCCGTTCGGCATCGAGCCCGACACGGAACAGCTCGGCATCTTTCTGGATGTGGTGTTTGGCTACTGCGAAGGCCTGATCCCCGTCCGCGGCTTCGTGGACAAGGGGCAGGGCCGCGATGGCAAGCCGAACAACATCTGGATCGACGCGGATGGAACGGCCTTCGACAAGCTGAAGACCTTCGCCACCTGGGCGTGGCGCGAGGGCGCGGCCCTCTATGTCATCCCCGGCACCGTGGCGGCGCAGGGCCAGGCACGCGCCCACGAGGTCTTGCAAATGCAGGCCGTGGTTGTCGATCTCGACGCGGGCGACATCATCGCGAAGCTGACGCACCTCGTCCGCCATCTCGGCACGCCCACCCTGGTGGTGGAGAGCGGCGGCCGCACGCCGGAAGGCGGCCTCAAGCTTCATGTGTGGTGGAAGCTGACCGAGGCCGCGTCGGGCGAGGACCTTGCCACGCTGTGCCGCCTGCGCGGCGACATTGCCATGAAGGTGGGTGGAGACACCCACTTCCGCTCGGCCCACCAGCCGATTCGTGTGGCCGGCTCCGTCTATCACAAGGGTGGCTTCCAGCGGCTCGTGCAGATCCGCGAGCACAATGCCATCGAGGTGGACCTTGCGGATTTCGGCGAGCGCGTGGCGGCAATGCCCTTCATTCCCGGCATGGGTGCCGAGCCGCCGCCGGAGGGCCATGCCAAGCCCTCCATCGACGCCATCCTTACCACGCCCGTGCATGAAGGCGGCCAGGATGCGTGGACCCGCTTCGAGGGCGCCAGCGCCGCCATCGGACATTACATCCGCCTGGTGCATGAGGGAAAGCTCAGCCCGAACGACGGCTGGGAGGCCATCTGCCAGTACAACGCCGCCATGCTGCGGCCAGCATGGCCGGAGGAGCGGCTCAAGCAGGAATCTGAGCGCATCTGGGCGCTACATGTGAAGAAGAACGGCCCCGCGCTTCTGCGCAACGAGACTGACCCCGAGCATGAAGCCCAGCCGCTGCCGGTGTTCTCCTTCGGCCAACTTCTCGACGACCGCTCGCCCATGCCGCCGGACATCATTGCACCGCGCGTTCTGACGCCCGGCGGACTGCTGGTCCTGGGAGGAGCCCCGAAGGTCGGCAAGAGCGACTTCCTCATCAGCCTGCTCGCCCACATGGCCGCCGGCGTGCCGTTTCTCGGATTCACGCCTCCCCAGGCCCTGCGCGTCTTCTATCTGCAGGCGGAGATCCAGTACCATTATCTCCGCGAGCGCATGCAGCAGATCAGGCTGGATGGGGCGGTGATCGCCGGGGCGCGCGACAATCTCTTCGCAACGCCCAAGCTCCGCATGATCCTCGATGACAAGGGGCTCGCCCTCGTGGTCGAATCTGTGCGGGTCCGTTTCCCCGACGCCCCGCCCGACATCATCTGCCTGGACCCCATCCGCAACCTCTTCGACGGCGGAGAGGAGGGTGGCGGCGAGAACGACAACAACGCCATGATGTTCTTCCTGACCGAGCGTGTCGAGCGCCTGCGGGAAGCCGTGGCGCCCGACTGCGGTGTCATCCTTGCCCACCACACCAAGAAGATAAACCGCAAGGCCGTGGGCGAAGATCCCTTCCAGGCCCTGTCCGGTGCCAGCGCGCTCCGCGGCTTCTATACCTCGGGGCTCCTGATGCACCGCCCCGACGAGGACAGCACCATGCGCCGGTTGGAAATCGAACTCCGCAACGGCCCGGCGCTTCAGCCCAAGCTCATCGACAAGGAGAACGGCCGGTGGATCGAGCTGAACCCCATGAACGAGCGTCTCGTGCGCAAGGAAGCGGGTGCGAAGCATGATGCGGAGCGTGAGCGCAAGGGCGGGGTGATCGTGGACATGATCGCGGCCCAGGCCGCGCAGGGGAAGATGTTCACCCTCAGCCAGTTCGCGGCAAAGTTCGAGAACAAGGGAAGCCTGGGCGGCGAGACCAGTATCCGCAACCGGATCCATGTCCTCGCCACGAAGGGCCACATCAAGTTCGTTCGAGGCGAAGCCGCGCTGGACCTCGGCCTGCCCAAGGCCAGCATGAAGTACGGCTACCTCTGTGTGAAGGACATGGTCTTTCGCACCGCCGACGAGAGGCTGGATCCGGACACCGGGGAAATAGAGCCGGTCATCGTGAGAGTGCTGCCGACCGATTTCATGTGCCCCCAGACCGGCGCGCTGCTGAGCGTCGAGAACCCCGATGTGTGGGTCGACCAGGAGGAGGTTTGAACATGATTTTTGCCAACGAATGGACCACGCAGCAAACGCAACCGCACGAACCGCAACGACCGCAACTTTTCAATTTGCGGTTTTGCGCTTCGAAATACGCCAATCAAATCAGTGACTTGCACAAAGCGCAAAAGCGCAACTTGTTCAGTAGACTGATCAAATCTGCGGTTTGCAATTCGCCCAATCAAATCAACAACTTGAACAAAGCGCAAAAGCGCAAAATTTCCTCCCTTACGGGTAGGTGCCACCCGCTGAAGCTGGGTGTGGCACCTAACCCGGAGCCTATCTGGTGGGATGATGGATAACTGATCCCATCTCCACCCAAGTCAGACGGACGGCAGCCAGTACCGCCAAGCACGAGGCTGCCGCCGTCCTCCACCGCGACGACCTTCCACCCTGACAAATGGAGACCATCATGGTACCCCCGACTCTGCCTGCGCCCGCGGCAAAGGCAACCCCGACGATTCCATCCATCCTCGCCCTCGATCTGGGCACCACCACCGGCTGGGCTGTCCGCACCGCTCGCTGCCGGATCCTGCACGGCACCGCCGAATTCCGGCCCAGCCGCTTCGAGGGCGGTGGCATGCGCTACCTCCGCTTCGGCAAGTGGCTCGACCAGACGCTGGAGGTCACCGGCGGTATCGATGCCATCTACTACGAGGCGGTGCGGCGGCATCTCGGTACGGACGCTTCACACGTCTTTGGAGGACTGCTCGCCACGCTCACTGCTTGGTGCGAGGAGAACGGCATCCCCTACAGCGGCGTGCCGGTGGGCACCTGGAAAAGGCATGCCTGCGGCAAGGGCAATGCCGACAAGCAGGCGGTGATCGCTGCCATGCGCGCGCGCGGCTTCGAACCCGCCGATGACAACGAGGCGGATGCCATCGCCATCCTGCTCTGGGCCATCGAGACGAACGGAGGCCTGGCATGAGCACCCCCGCAGAAATGTTCCTCAAGCACGTCGCCAACGTGATCGCCGAGCGCAGCACCCAGTACGGCGACGCCGCAAACAACATGGCCGCCATCGCAGCGCGGTGGTCGGCGACGCTGGGCCGGGAGATTACCCCGGCGCAGGTCGTTCTGTGCCTTCTCGACCTGAAGCTGGCGCGCCTCGCCCACGACCCTGCCCACGAAGACTCGGCGGTGGATGTCTGCGGCTATGCCGCGTTGCTGCGCGAGCTGATCGAAACCTCGAACACGGAAGGACGCTGAGCCATGGCCCCCGGACGCAAGCGGAAACCCGGCAAGCGCTACGCCTGTGGCAAGCGCACCAGACAGGAAACGGAAAGGGATGCCATGAGTGTGGCCATCGATGCGCGGCGCCGCCACTTCGGCGTCACCGCCAAGCAGGCGAAGGACGAGAGGCTTGGCACGGCGCTGGGCCGTCTCGCGTTCCGTGAACTCATCAGTGACCCTCAGTACCAGGCTGGCATGATCTTCGCCGACCTGTACCAGAAGCACCATGTCGTTGTTGGCCTGCCGATGCCTAGCCCCAGCTCGGTGGCTGGCCTGCTGATCAACGAAGGGATCTTCGGTGCGAGTCCCAGCGAGCCGGTGCTGGAGGCAATCGAGAAGTTGAAGCGGCGCTTCGAGGAAGCCACGAACGCTCTCGATACCTGTGACCGTGAGCAGCGGATGTCGCGCGGCCGGCGACCGACCCTGCTCGTGCACCGCGTGATCTGCACGGACGAGGAGGCGATGCACTGGTCCGAGGAGGACATCGGGAACTTGCGTGTCGCGCTGAACGCGCTGGTGCGGTTGTTCCGGTTGGTATGAGTCAAGTGCATTGCAGGCGGGTCTAAAAACAAACTTACTAAGAAAAATGTGATTTACTTGAAAAAGACTGTTGACACGTTCCTGCGACGCGGCTAAAAGTTCCGATATTGAAAGCTCACAAATGCGCCCGGTGATAACTCTCCGGGCGTTTTGCGTGTCGGAGGGTAGCCATGCGGGTTCAGTTCCTCGAGGTCGATGACGTCCGCACCCGCTTCGAAGCCGCGTGCAATCGTATCGGCGAGGGTGAAGCTCGCCGAGCTTTCTCGATGGCGCTGAACAAGGAAGGCCGCAAGTCGTTCACGCAGCTGCGCCGTTCGCTCGCTCAGCAATCGTCGATCCCGCGCGGCGCCGTCAATGCTGCGACACGATTCCAGTCTGCGACCCGTGCCACGATGTCGACCGTGACCTCCGGCACCGGCCGTCATCTGCCGCTTTCGTTCTTTGGCGCGAAGCAGTTCTCCTACGGCGTGCGCGCGAAGATCTGGGGCAGGGCGCAGACCTTTCGCTCCGCCTTCGTGGTGAAGCGCTACAGCGGCGGCGTTTTCAAGCG